TGTCCGTATAAAGCAATAATATGCTCACCAGTTGTTTTAGGAGTTTTTCCGTTAGCCACGATTCACTCTCCTTTGTGCTATAGCTGCAGCAGTTGTGTCAAATGGGAATAATTGTTGAACTTGTTGTGCAGTGACCTGTCCTGTGGGTTGTGTGGTCATTTGTGGAATTTGTGGTAGTGGTAAGTTTGGAACCTCTGTCATAGATCTGTCATCTCTCGGATCCTCAAACGCATCTCTAGCTTGGTCAATACTTGTGGCCATACCATTATACAAAGCTAACTCTTCGTCTTTCTGTTGTTCTGTAGGTAATTGTGTGAGCTCTTCATCATACATAGCAATTACAGTAGACTCAGGCACGTTTTCTAAATTAGGACCATAGTTAGGTGTATCTATAGATACAGCTTTATTATCTAAGTAATTTGTTATTTGTTCAAAATCAACATTGTCAGGATCGATTTGCACAAAATCATCATCGTCATTAAAAAATTTGTTTAACGCTTTGAAAAATGTTTCTCTCTTTTTAGCAGGTAAAACTTTTGCTTTAGGTGTTACTCTTGCTCCAACAATTTGTGCAAGTTCTTGTGGTCTTAATGCATCATTAACAACCCTTAACAATTGAGGATCTGTTAAAATTCTACCAGCATATCTTCCTACAAGTAACAAAGATAAGAATGTAAGTAACGGATTGTCAGTTTTAGAACCAACGCCCGCACCAATCGCCACGCCTGTTAAACCTCCTAATCCAGATAATTGAAGTCTTCTTTGTATGAAAGTAGATGAGTTTGTGACTGGCACATCAGATATAAGTTGCAAGTGTTGTGCAAAATCTCTCAAATCTTGTACAGATCTTTTAGCTGCCTGTCGGCTTCCTGTTATTGTGAAGTATGCATCCTCTAACATTTTAGATGCAGATTGAGCTTGTCTAGTTGCTCCAATACCTAAAGTATCAATAAAAGTGCTAGCGTCAAATTCTTTAAAATCATCTGGACCAAATTTATAGTTCTTTGTGTTTATTAAATTATCTGCACTTAATTTTGAACTAAAACTGCCACCTGTGTTAGCTAAATCTTGCAAACGATTAGCGTCTTCCATAACTTTCGAGAAAGGTTTTACAGCTAGCTCTCCGTCTAATCTAAGTTTACCAAGTGTTCCTAAACCTTTCATACCAGGAATAGCTAAATCTATAGCGCCTTGTAATGGCTTACCTACAAAAGATCCTATGTAAGCGTCATGTAAAAATTTAGAAAAAGATGCTTTAAATAATTTAACACCATTTTCACTGTAACCCTCAAAACCTTTTTGTGCACCTATCATTTTTTTGTAAGTTTGTAGTGCAGATGGAGATCTTGAAGTAAATACAGCGTCCTCAAAAGTTTTAAATAAATCTTCCTTAGGCATATTAGTTCTACCTAAAAAATTTATTAATCCCTTGCCAGTCAAAGCATTAGAATCTATTTTCTGTAGTTTTCTTTTTAAAAAATATCCTTCATTGTCATATAATTTCATCGTTCTAGCAAAAGCTTCATTAGCATTTTTCATTTTAGTCAGAAGAGAATTACCTGCCTTTATGGTTGTATCTATAATCTGTTTACCTCCAGCACTTTGTAATCCACCAGCTCCAGCAACAGCTTCAGCAAATTTTGCATCTTTCATTAAAGCATTTGCATTTAAATTTTTTCCAAAACTAGCCACGTCTAACTCTAATGCATTCTTTAATGCACCAAATTCTTGATTAATTGAATAATATTTAGTTTGATTAGCAGCATCATTTAAAAGTTTATTCATGAATTTAAATTGTTTAAAAGTAATATTTTTACCCTTGAGCTGACCAGTAAGTGCCATGAATGTGTTAAACGGATCGCCTTCCTCTAGTAGTTTTTGCACAGCACCAGTGTTTCCTTCATTAAAGGCCTTGAAAGCATCAGGTATTTCAGCGCTTCTTCTAGATAAAAATAATTCTGCTTCTTTTACTATGTTGTCAGTGCTCATGATAGCTGGATCTAAAGCGAGATCTGCAGCCTTATAAAAGTCATCATATAATTTGTCATAGGCAGCCACATTTTTTGAATATACTTTTCTCATCTGATCTATAACTTCTTGCCCTAAAAAAGCTTGATGATACACGGGTGCTATGGATTCTACATTGTCGAAAAATACTCTTGAAGTTGCTTGCTCTGTTTTAAGTAAAGCCTTATCAGCTATAGGTGAAATACCTGGAAACACACCAATTGTTTTAAAAAAATTTCTTGCTGGTTCCGACAAACTACCATCTCTTAAAAATCCAAGTAGAGGGGCATCTAATCCTTTATCTCTAGCGAATTCTGCATATTTTTTTTGTGCTGGTCCTGTGGTACCAAACCATTTATTTAAAATTTTTCCAAAACCCATAAACAAAGGTGTGATACCTGTTGCTGCTGCATTAAATAAGGCAGCGTTTTTCATTGAAACTAAAGCTGATTCAAATGCGTTTAATTTTTCAGGTGGCTTGTATGGTATCTCTGATAAGTCCTCCATAATAGCATTGTAAATATCTTCTCCTAAAATCGCATCGGCAGCATCATAAGCTAAACTTCCAACACCTGCTCCTGCTGTACCAGCAACCGCAGTTCCTATTTCAAATCTTCCTAAGGGGCTTCTAAATGCTCTAGTTATAGGTCTAGCTGCAAAGGTATCACCTAATTTTGCAGCAGCTGTAGCTGCAGCTTTTGTAAATTTAAATCTTGCTGGTAATCTATTGGCCAAGTTTTCAAAAAATCTTATACCTTTTGTTTTCAATTTACCTCTATCTTTATACTGTTGAATAATCTTATCTTTATTAAAATATTGGTAAGCAACAGCTCCACCCACGTCACCAGCTAAAACTGATGTAGTTCTACCTGTGAATATTGAATCAGCTAAAGGTATTTTAGAATCATCTAATTCAAATGCAGCTGATATTGGATCTCTTGCTACAGTAGCTGCTTGTGCAATATCTTTTCTAGCTCTGTTTCTTTCATCTAATATTTGGTTTACATTTTTCTCTGATTTTATTACACCGTTCCTAATTAAAACGTCTACGGCTTCTCTTTCATTTGCAGTTAAATTTTCTGGTGCAAATTTGTTATCTTTAATCGCTTGTGTAATCTTATCAGCGAATTGTTGTTGTTTCAAAGTAGCCATTAGTTTGGTATTGCCCTCTCTAAAATATCAAAGGCATCCTCAGTTGTTTTAGGTTTAACAGTTTTTTCTTCAGGTCTTGCTTCAGCTTTAGTTGCTTTATATATTTGTCCTATAATATTTTGAATTGCTATATCTGAATTACCTAGTGTTCCAAATCTAGTTCTTCTAACTGCATTTTTTTGTTTTACTCTTCTTAACAATTCCTCATACTTTTCTTGAATACGAGCTGGGTTTTTAATTAATCTAAATTCAGTTAACTCTTCTAAAAGTTGTAAGTCTCTATTTGTTAACCTATCTTTTTCTTTTAAAGCATTAGCTAATGAGTAAGTTAAAAATCTTGCGTTAACCTCTAACTGACCTAATACTTTTGCCGCTTCATTTTCCGCTTTGTTACTTGGTTTATTTAAACTCTTTTCAAAAGCTTTTTCTAGTGCTTTTAAAGCATTATCTGTTCTTTTTTGTAAATCATTAAATTCATCATCTGATAATGGATCCTGTGTATTTGTCATTGTAAAATCTCCACCTGCACCCTTAATACCTTCAATCACAGCTTTAGGTAATGCTTTTAACGTATCTGCAGCACTTAAAATAATTGCAGCAGGGCCTTTTACCTTACTGCCTATATTTGGATCTTTAAAATATCTAATTGAGTCTTCTAAAATATCTTGAGAAATATATCCATCAGATAAAAGTTTAACTTGATCAAAGTAATTTTTGTCTATTACTCTCTTGTAGAATGTGCCTGCGTTTTGATTTACGGGTCTCAAATTACCAGTTTCATCAACTAAAAAATAATTACCTGTGTCTCTATCTTGTTTAGCTTCATAATATATGCCATTTATTAATATAGATCCGTTATCATACTTACCTTGTTTTTTGTCATCATTAAACATTTTATATAAAGCTATGTTTCTTTCTGTAACAGCAGTTACAAAATCTCTATAGTTTTCATCATTTTTCATTTTAAGGGCTATTGCTCCATCAAAGGCAGGTCCCAAAACATTTGCTGCTACCTCCACAGCTCCAGCTAACCCTCTTTTATTAGTTTTGCCTGATATTAAACCTAATGCTAATTTAGTTAAAAAATAACTTTTTGGATTAACTTCTGTCTCTCTTGGGTTTTGTAAATCTACCAAAAACTTTTTACCTAAATCAATTTCCTTATCACCTGATGGCGTGCTTTGCTCATTTTCAGCTCCTAAAGTTTTTGCTAAAGTTACGTTTGGTTCTTCTGTTGCACTTTGTATAGTTTCAGGTTTATCAGCTACAGCTGTTGGATGATTAGGATCATTAGATTTATTAGGTAACTTACCATACTCATCAGAGTTATCTAAAATTGTTTGTATTTTATCCTCTGTAATTAAACCCTCAGTCATTGCAGAAGCTATGTTTAAAGCTTTCCTTTGATCATTTATGTTAAACTTATTCATTATTTGACCGGTAAGTATGGCAGCTTTGTCTCTTGTTTCTTCTAAGTTTGCTATTTCTTTTCTGTTTGCCTCATCCGTTAATGCCATTGCAGTATCTGGATCAGCTGTTAAAGTTTCATCTACTCTAACTCCTTCATCTAAAACACTTTTTGCTTTTTTAGTTTCATCTGCTAAGGCATCCAAATCTTGATAGTTATATCTTTTTTCAATAGCTTCATTAATGTTAGCTATTTTTTCTTTTTGTTCTTCTGTTAATGGTGTAGCGGAAGTTTTAAAATCTTGTGATGCAATGGTAGTAGCCTTTGCTAAATCAGAAGTTCTTAATCCTTTAAAACCTCTTGTGAGCCCTGGTAAATCTCTTTCATATAAGGCTAATGCTTCATCAACATCTAAATTATTTTTTTTAGCATATTCTTTTACGAATTCTCTTTCTCTTTTTCTATTTTTAAAACCCTCAAATAATTTTCCACCTGCCAATGCCGCTAATCCTATACCTGTAGCTCTTGTGAATGGCATTCTTGAAATCATACCAAAAGGAGTAAATCTTTGAAGCTGACTTACTCTTTGTGCAGCACCTGGTATAAAACGAGCTCCAAGTAAACCTATTTCACCGGCACCAACACCAGCTGCCAATCTAGGATCTATTGCCTCTAAACCGCCATAAATACCAACACCACCAGGTCCTGTTCTTACAATATCTCTGCCAAAATTTTTAATAGCACCTAAACCTGTGGACATTGTATTTCTAAATCTTTGTGCAAAAGGTTGAGATCTTAGACTAATATCTGCAGGCATTGGTCCTATGAAATCTCCATTCGCTGCTCTAATAGGTTTTAATGCACCTTTTTTTAAAGCTTCTTTTCTAAATAATGGTCTATTTAAAACTTTGTTTAGGGACATTATCTCCCTCCCTGCATACCTTGGAATGCTTGGAATGCTCCGATACCAGTTCCAATAGATTGAGCTAATGGACTAGTTTGTGGTGCAGTTGAAGCTACAAGCGAAGATGTTGATTTTGGTCCAGCTGCATAAATGTTAGATAAAAATTCTGCTCTTTGGAATGGTTCTGCTGCTTGTTGTAATTGTGACTGTCTAGCTGCATCCAAAGTTGCTTGAGCTAATTGTCTTTGTAAACCACCTGCAGCAAACAATTGATTTAAATCAGCTTGTGCCATTTGTTGTTGACCTGCACCTATTGATGCTAACTGTTGACCAATAGCAGCTTGTTGTCTTTGTTGTTGTTGTGCTGCAGCTAATGCTTGGCCAAATCCTCTTTGTTGAGCTAGTCCAACCTGTCCTAATCTTGCTCTTTCTAACTCAGCTTGCGCAACTCCCTCTCTGCCACCACCAAATGCACCTGAAGCTACAGCTGATGCAGCTAATCTGTTTTGAGCTTGAGCTGCTTGTCTGTTAATCTCATCTACTACGTAAGATTGAAAAGGATTTAAAAATTGATTTATGTTTGGTGTTTGAGCAGCAAGTAATTGTCCGATGCCCGATGTTACAGTTGGCGCCCCAACCCCTGTTGTGCCCGCAGCAGTTAAGCCTTGTTGTTCTAAAGCACCAAATGGTGCAACTTGCATTGCTGGTATTGTTACGGGTTGATCTGCAACAGCACGTGCTAGATCCATAAGTTCTATTTTACGTTCTTCTATACCCGGTGCTTCTCTAACAACTGTTTGAGTGAATTGACTACCAGACCCTGATGGTGTTGGTTGTGATTTACTGCCCCCACCGAATATACCTGAAACTATTGAACCCATTATAAATCTTTCTCCATTTGTATATGTTTAGCCTTCCAACCCCACTTTTTTGAAACTTTTGACCAACCAGGTCTAACCCAAAAACTGAGTTTTTTGCATCCATTTAGTTTAGCAAATTTTGTTACAGTATTCACTATCTTGTCCTCCCATAAATGTCTCTTTCTGCCCGTGCATATAATAGCTTCAAGCTGAGAATAATTAGGTAAAGCAGCTATACGAGTCACAAACAATGCAAACACTTGATTGAGCTCTTCTTCATCGCTTCCAAACACGAGAAACATTTGAGCTTCATCTTTTTTTAATAAATCTTTTATATCTTTAGGATCCGCAAAACCACCTGAGTATTTTAAAGATTCTGCAATCATAAAATCACATAATGGCCAAAATTTATCTATGTATTTTGGCTCAACTGATAATACAGAAATGTCAGGCTTAGTTGGCTTGGGCTTTTGCATTTCTACTTCCTTCTAATAAATCAAAAACTCTTTTATATCGTTTCTGTTGTTCGTAGAAGTATTGTGCACCTTTTTCTCTCATATCTTTCATGCTACTTGGATTTGCACCAGCTATGATACCTGCACCTAATACTCCGTCTGCTCTTGTCACAAACTCTCCGTCCGCTAATTGAGCTAACATCGTATCTTCGTCTTTATCTCCTACGCCAGATCCATCTGCGACATAACCCGATGCTCTAACATAGTTGCTAGAATCGTTTTCGTCATGAGATGTTTTACTTGGAAGGTAATTAATACCACCTTCATTAAATTTTTTTATTTCCGCTAAACCACCCTCTTTTAATCTATTTTGTGTAATAGCATAAGGACCCATTCTAAAATCACCTTTATTAGCAGGGTCTGCTTCAGGAATGTATGGTTGGTCGAAAATTTTTTCATCGCCACTTACAGGATCTATATATTTAAAACCACCTCTTTGTTTTTGTAATTCAGCAACAGCTAAATTATATGTTGGTGTAAATACGTCTTGTGGTTGTGGTTCAAAAGCACCTGAAAAATAAGTTAGTGCTCCTATGCCTAATGCAGCTTTACCTGGACTTACTTCTAACTCTCCAGTAAACATAGGATTATCTCCTTTTGTCATTCTTTGTCTTGTAAATAATTTTTGTAAAAAATTTTGCGGAGCTGGTGTGCCTCGCGGCCCCTCCGGTAATATTGCACCTAAAGACTCTGTTGCTAATCCTGTGTCTCCCAAAGCAGGATTACTACTTTGTCTTAACATTCTTAATTGATCTGCACCTGTGTATTGGTTAGCCGTTGAGGCTCCTAAAAAAGGAAACGATGCACTAAGGTTTTGCACGATAGGTTGTTGGGTAATAGGTATAAAACCAGAAGATCCTACACCCGGAATCATTTTACCTCCTTGATATCCTAAAAATGCTCCGGTAGCTCCCCCTAATAATCTTTGAAGTCCTGATCCACCAGCATCTTGTGATGCTTTAAATCCTCTATAACCTCCATATGCTGCTAATGCGTAAGGTGCTAATGCGAGTAATGACATATAATAAACAATCCTTTTAAATTAGATAACTAGTAATATTACCATTTTAGGAGGTCTTTGACAACTCATCTAGAAAAGACGCTTTGTATTGATGTTCTCCGACATGACTTATCTTTTCAGTGATTAAAGCATGACATTTGCCACCTATCTCTCTCCATCTTTTACAGAAGGCAAAATCCTCCCCTAAATAAGTTTTTTTGACTGGATCAAAATCAGTGTCAAAAAGATTATAAAAGTAAGGCCTATTAGTCATTTTTCCATTTATGATTGTTTTTTGTATTATTTCTTTTTCAGGATAAGCCTTGATCATTTTTTCAATAACTTCCCTTTTTATTAGCATGCACCCTGTTGGAGAATGTGTTACCTCAATCACACCATTCCTTATAGTTATATCCTTCTCGTTTGGTAACTTCATTGGGTATTGATAAAGAGCTTTATATTGCAGATCGTATTCGTTTTTAATTTTTCCCTCTTGTATTTTTTGCCACCCTTTTTCCCAGTTCAATGTTTTTAATGGATAAGGAACTGAGATTACGTCTTTATCAGCCGATATCATTTTAAAAATAGATTCTGATTTAAAATCTATATCAGAGTCAATAAATAGCAAATGAGTACTTCCACTCTCCATAAAACTTGAGACACAAAGATTTCTACCTTGTGTTACCAAAGAAGACTTCATAACTTGAAAACAACAAAGAACATTATTTTTAATACAGTGTTTTTGAAATTCTAGGCAAGCTTGAAAATAATGTAAAGACACATCACTATGACAAGGGGTTGCTACAAATATTGAAAATTTTTTAGGTTTAAGTTCATGCGTTTTTATAGGTTTGTTTTCTTTTTTTGAAAACCACATTGGTTTGCTATAATCTTGCATTAATCAACCCACCTATCTATTAACTTTATTTTTTCTTCTGCATTAACAATTCTTTCTAAAAGTTTATCTATTTCATCTAAATGTTGCGGATGTTCTCCAATCCCTACTGAATTAGTAAGGTATATGTTTATTGTTGTAGAAGCCTCTGCTATCTGTGCTTCATATCTCTTTTTAAGTGCTTTTAACATTTTGTAACGCTCCCTGTAAAAATCCAGTCCAATGACCAGATATAATTTTCCAATTGTAAAAATGATTAAAAAAATTTTGTTGAAACTTAAGATGATTTTTACAACCATCAGTATTAATTTGAGAAGCTATGCCATCTATAACAGCAGCAAATTGTCTAGCAAGATTTTCCCAATTTTTATCATAAGGTATATAAATAGGAAACTCTGAGCAAGTCTCGTACAAAGCTCCGTTGTCCGTTGTTGCTACATACAGACCACAAGCCAAAGCTTCTAGAGCGGATATACAAAAAGTCTCTTCCCAAATGTTTGGATAAACAAAAGCATCATAAGTATGTAGATTTTCAATAATATAATTATGTGGTTTATATCCAATATAATTAACATTAGGTAATTTTTCAGCTTGTTCATATAACGCTTTATACGTATCATCATTATCTTTTTTAAAATCACTTCCGTAAACTTGGGTGCTACTATAAACATCAAGAATTATATTAGGGTTTTGTACGAGTTGCATTGCACCTAATAACACTGATAAACCTCTCCATGGTGTTGGATGATAAATTAATTTTATTTTATCTCTTCTTGGTTCAGGGTCTCGTTTTTGAATGTCAGGTATGCCATTCTTAATAACTGTGCATCGATGTTCAGGTAATGAGAAAGTTTTCCTAAATTGTTCATAATTCCAATGACTGTTAAATACATAATAATCATACTGTTTTATTTTTTCTTCGCTCCTAAAAAAATCTTGAAAGTGTGGTTGATCTGGTGCCATTTTTTGCCAAAGTATATTTATTTTATTTTTTGACAGAGGCACTTTACCTGGTACAGACGTGCATATTTGAAACTTATCTAATAAGTCTTTTGATACATACTTATTTAAAAAATTGTGTTGTAATTCTGTTCCGCCAAGTGGTTCCATAAATATTTTTACTTTTTTTTATACCAAGTTGCTATAGTAAATCTCTCACCATTTAAAACTTTTTTTACACCATGAACTATTAATAAACCACTAAAAAAAATAGTTTTATTTTTACAGGGTCTAATAATTGTGCCTTCATTAAAATATGTCTCACCCCCATCAAAATTATCATTTAAAAACGTTATAGAAGCGATTGTTGTTTTATCAGAGGCACAATCAATGTGATTTTTTTGGTATGAATTTTCAGGCCATTTAACCATTTGACACCAATCAATTAGATTATCACCAATATAAGGCTCGTATTTTTTTGTCATATGTTCTTGATCAACTCCCTTAATATCTAAAAAAGTTGTGTTATTAACATCATACACTTCTTGGTTTTTTGAGTTTTGGCTAAACCAATGTAACAAATTGTTTATCTCCTGGTCTGAAAAAATATTATAACGAATATCTATGAAGGGTTTCATTTTTGAGTTTTACTAAAAATAGGCAGATCAGGAACTTGAACCTCAACGTCAGTAGCTAGATCATTTTCAGGGTGTTGTTCGAGAAAAGCCTCTTTAGTTTCATACCTTTCACCTGTCTTAATACTTCTGTAAATAGTCTTAGTTTCACATTTGATTTTTTGGTAAACGGTCATAAAACTTTAGTATACTAATTTAACGTCCCTGTCCACGATACTTTTTACGATTGGGTTTACGTTTACTATAACTTTTTGCGTGTTGACCTGGACGTTTTTTAGGAGTTCGTTTGTGGTAATTGTTTACCCCATACAAGGGTTTCTTTTTAGCCATTCTCTTGAGATCTATCTAATTGTGCGTACGTTATCGCTCCTTGAATTTTGTTACTGCCTGAAGCTGCTGTCACCGTTATTGCATCACCAGCTTCTAAGTTTAATCCTTCTGGCGTTGCATTGACCTGAGATTTTGCTGGGACATCATCTCTAAAAAATTCGTATTCTGCGCTAGAGTCTGAAGAGTCAACTAAGTTCATATTTACTAATATAGCAGATGAAGCATCATTATTAGCAACATACATACTTTTAACAATTATTGTTGCACTTGTTGGACACGTAAGCACTGTTGTTTTTCCTGTGCTTGCTTGTTTAAAACCTTGATTTTTATATCGTATAGTCATTAGGATAAGAAATAGTTAAAAGCATCTGCTTCATTTTTTATATCATTCTGAAAAGAAAAGTTCAACTGAGACTGTAAAGTTCTTAAAGCTTGTAAGATTTGTCTTTGATCCTCAGCTGAGTATTTCTCTTTAGGTTCTGGTATTTGTATTATTATTTTTGCCATATTAAATCTATATTACCGCTCAAAACCATTCTATCATTGTCTTCGTTATAAGCAACCTCATGCGGTATATAACTATTAAACATTAAGAATTTATTTTTTTTCGGATATATTTCTTTTACCCAAAAATCATTATAAGGAAACCCTGGATTATAAAACAATATGGGAGAGCTTTTATTTGAGGCATCAACATACCATACGAAAGACAGCTTCGAATTGTCAGTGCCATGAACATGAAGACAATGTTTTTTATTCTTGTATTTTTGCACCCAACAGTCACTAATGTTAAAACGTTCTAATTTTTTAATATCAATAAATACTGATATAGTGTCTAAGAACCTTTTATATTGCGTCTTGTAAATTAAATCGATTAAATCTTTCTTCTTATCGTTATTACTATAACTGCTAAAATCATTATCTAATTTTATTGATCTTACTAACCTGTTTAACTCATCAGACACATGTATGTCCGTGTCTACAATTTTACAGTTTATGTTATAGATTTCCACTATCTTCTTCCGTCAGGTTTTACGTCAAACCTAAACGTACCATATCTCCAACTTTCGTCAATTGCTGAACACTCTATTTGCACCGCAGCTAATCTTGCTCTAGCTCTTGTATCTACTTTTGTTGTAGTAGAGCTTACGGTAAATGGGCCTAAGGGGCTTGAGGCTGCAGTGGATCCTTGTGGAAAAGAATTTAAAAATATTGTTACTTGTGCATTACCACTAATCCTCTTAAAGTCAGGCATAAATCTTCTTACACTTAATAAAAATTCACCGTCTCCAGGCACACCCTGTCTACCATTTAGATCGAACTCTCCTGATTTAATAAAAGCTGGTATTGCTGTTGTGGTTCCATCACCGTTTGCTTGATTTACTCCTACCTCATGTGCGTAATAAATTGTAGCTCCGTTAGACACACCGCTTACAACTGGAAAGGTTGGAGGATCTGATGCGTTAAAATCAGTGGCATAAGGTTTGTCATAAACTGTAGATCCCATCCATGTAGTCCTATCTAAGGTTCCTGTTGTCCAAACTCCTTCAGCGTAGTTATATGTTACTACCCTATCAATAGAACTTGAGGCAGCTGTTGGATAAAACCAATTAATTTCTGAATACAATTCGTTTATGCCTGCAAAAACCAATTTGCCTGAATCAAAATTTAATCCTGGACTATTTCCATTTGTGGTAAAAACAAAATCCTCAACTAGGCATGGCAATATTTTTACTGTCCCATCATAAACATAAAATTTACCTGTTTTGCCCATCCAAAACACGGCTCCATTTGCAAACACGCCTGCATGATTACCTATTAATCCAGCGTTAGATGCTACCTTTCTAATTGAAAATGTAAAAGGAGGACCTACAAACTGCATTTCATAAACTGCAGTGTCTGTTAAAACTAAAATATAGTCTTTACCTTTGAAAGCACCTATTATCTCTGTTCCATCATCAAGTTGAAATGTTCCTGCTGTGTTAGTTGAAGTTGGCTCATAAACACCTTTGTTTTCTTGATCTGAAAATCTAATAAACATTTTATTTTGTGAACTAGGTGAACCAACTGTAGTCTCCGTTCCTAAATGAAACAAATGCCTATCTCTATCTGAAACTATTGTCATTACTGAAGCAGTAGGCATTCCTGTGCCTATAGTCGCTCTTGTCTGCAAAGCGTTTGTCAGAGAAGCATCCCAAGTAAAAGTTTCACCGTTGTGAACAGTAGCAATTAATAAATTTCCAAAATTATCTAATGACCAGTTACCAGGGTCAATAGTCACTGTGCTTGAAGTAGAAGCGTCACCCCAACCTATATACTCCGAAATGTCGGTCACTGTAGATCCGTTTGCGTGCTCAGCGGGTGTTGTAGAATTTAAACCTCTCGTTATGCCACTTAAAGTGTTAGAGCCGGTGTTGTTAGTTGTATACTCCATGTCCTCAGATCCTATTCTAATTTTGCCTGAGCTTGGAAAACTTGCCGTGCTGGTCAAAGTTACTGAACTAGCACCGACTAACATAGGTCCTCCATTATTTATAGTGGTAGTAACTTGCGCCACTGTTCGTCCACCCCATAAATAAGTTCCCCAACCGTAGCCTGAGGACTGCACTAAAGGTCCTACTACTACATAAGGCCTTACATCAAGCGTTCCGTTGTTAGTTACACCTGACTTACTCTCATTTGACGGCATGGTAATTGTAAAAGTTGTTATTGATGGAACAGATTGGATCTCAAAAAGTTTGTCATCAAAATCTGTTGCAGTAAAAACTGTGTTTGCAGAAGTGAAAGATCCTGCGTTTGCAAAAGTAACAATGTCACCAACAGACAAATTATGAGCGCTTGTAGTAGTAATTGTTATTGTTGATGATCCGTTGGTCGTTGTTATGTCTGCGCCTGTGGAAAAATTATCTGTATCTAATGGTGTGATGTCATAAAAAGCACCGTCAAAATATATTATTAAAACTTTGTCTGTGCCAATGGCTGCATATTTTTTACCATCTGTATTAGCCCAAACATGCTGTGCTCTAGCTGCTCCTACTAATTTATCATTAACTAAGGCTGACCAGCCACCTATTTTTTCAGGTTCTCCATATCTAAACCTTACATTATCACCATCTACAAATCTTCCCTCTGCATCTGAGGGTGTAGATTGTTTATCAAATCCTGGTGCTATGTTTACTTTTGCTAAAGCCATGATGTAAATTATTTTATAACATTTTAGAGCATCATCCAAGTCGCAGGAGAGGGTATATTATTTTCTTAGCCCCAATTTTTGTCCTTTATTTCTTTAAAATTAAAAGCTATTGCATACTTAGCTTTTTCACTTTTATTTATATCAGTCATGTGATCGAGCCAAGGACTAAATATTAACAGACTACCTTTTTTAGGTTTTACATTAATTGATAGCTCAGGAAAAATTAATTCTTGGTCTACGTCATTTAAATATAAAATACCAGATAGAACTGACGTGCCATGGTTATGTCTTTTCGTATAATCACCTTTTTCAATTTTCAGACCCCAAGCATCCTCTAAAGAAGCTCTGTCAATTTTTGTAAATTGTGTCATGTAATCAAAGCCACGTGTTAAAACATCAAAGAATTTTTCATCTTTACAAAAAGCTCTCCAAGCTGTCATCTTGCCCTTGACATTAGTTGTATAATATAAATTGAGTTTTTCTAATGATTTATCTATCTCATTTATAAAATACTTATCATCTATATCTAGTTGTATTTCATAAAGAAAGGCTTTTCTAGAAACTTCTTTTTCGATAATTTTATTTGTCTCTATCATCTTTTACATTAACTTCATTTGAAAATGTTTTTTGCCTTTGCTGTGCCTCAGTAAATTTTTCGTTGAACTCAATAGCAATCTTTACAAGATTATTACTCAAATGTTTTAATGATTCAGGTGTAAGTTTTAATTTTCTTTTTTTAATTAATATCCAAATCTCTTTCCAAGAAAAAACTATTTCTCCAGATCCATCTTTATGTTGTATTATTTTCATTTTGTTATACCAAACAATGGTCTTTTATCTCTAAACCACTCTTTGTTCGGCCCATTTTTATTTACATAATGTAAAAAAGTTTGTGCGTGCCAATCACCTTCAAATTCATTTCTCCAATGCTCTATATCACAACCTTTGTAAACAACACCATCACCATTCTCCAACTCTATTTCTGTGCCACCCATATAAATTGGCCACTTTGCTCCACATGAGTTTATTTTAACAGTAACACTAATCTCGCATGACGGTCTGTCTTTATGTTTTTTTAAATCAGCTAAATAAGAATACATTCTCCAAAAAGAATATGTTGGAAGTAATTCTAAACCTGTTTCTTTTTCCATAAGCTTTCTTTTATTTAACATTAATGAATCAGTGGCTGGATCCCCATAAAACATGGTATCTCCTTGGTCACTTTGACCTAAATCAAATTGTGTTGTATTTACTCTATGCTTCATTCTAGTGTAATCAGTTAAGAGATTAATCTCCTCTGTAGAAAGAAAATTTTTTATTACTTTGTAACCTTTTTTTAATTCATCCATGATACAATTGAATACCTAACTCCTTTTTTAATTGGCTGCACCTTATGTGGAAACATAAAACTACTGGGCCAAACAATTAAATGTCCAGGTTTATTTGTAATTTTAAGTTCTTTGTCCTCTAGTTTAAAACATAATTCACCACCCTCATAATCATTGTTTAACATTAATATTGCACTATATTTTCTATTCATGCCAGGTCCATCATCAACATGAAATTTATAATGACCGCCTTTTTCATACCTTAGACCTTGTATATCGATGATTGTTGCTTGTCGAATGTCTGGAAATTCTGCTGCGTATTTTCTAAGACCCTCAAGTATAAAATGACTCAAAAAATTACACCAATGAACCTCTGACATTGATTCACTAGTATTTACCAAAGGTAAAATTTGAACATCTCGTACTTC